CGCCTGCCTCAGCAATCGTTAAAAAGCGCTCCCATAAATTCACGCCACGTAGCTGAGCCGGAATAGTCGTCGGGTTCGTGAGTGATATTTTTGACACGTCGCCATTATTGAAAAAGGTGGTCAGGTTATCCACCAGTGCCAGCCATGTCAGAATCGCCAGTGAAGCTGACGTGTCTGCCGCCGTGATACCTGTGAATAACTTCTGCCATTCAAGGGTGTGATAGATACCGATGCATTCCAGATGGACTAGATTAGCTTCACCGCCTGCCTGTGTAATAGCCGTTTGCGGAAAAGCCCGTTGTGCCAGTACGGTGTTGCCAAGTACGGTGCGCTGTGTACCAACTGAGGTGTCAGGGCCGAACTCTATTTGTTCCTGCTTAATGCCGTAAATGGCTTGGCTTGCCGTGTTATTTACAGGTGTGGTTTCAGCCGCCGCATTGGCCGCCGCCGTGTAAACAACACTGACGCGGTTTGCCATTTCATCAAGGCTTATGGTATAGGCCGCGCCGCCTGCATTGAACGTGACACGGTTAATCAATCCCTCCCAGACGGGCAGGGCGGCATTGTCCACATATACCGCTACAAAACAGCCAAGATACTGATTCAATATACCCATGCCTTCACCCTGCGATCTTACGGCCAGGTCACAGGAGGCAGTATCAAACCAGCCATTATTGACAATTGAATGTTGGTAGTTGTACACAGCATGGCTCTGAATAAAGGCCGTGCCTTGTTTCGGGCGATCATAAACGTGGATGGAGTGGATAGGTACAGTTGTCATGAGTCACGCACGCCTAGCCATCTTGGCACGATGTTCATCCGCACGGTGTAAGTGGCGCGCAACCCTTCACGCGGCGCGGCGGTAGAAATGTAATAATTTTGCAAAAAGTATAGGCGCTGGCGTGTGCCTGGTTTCAAGGTTATCGGTTGCCCACGCACCTCAACCGCACTGCCTCCAGTTGTGATATAAGCATCGGCTGAACTGCGGTTGAAACTAAAGCCAACCTGACGAACATTGCCCCGCGCCAGATGTCCGGTATTGTCCAGAATGATACCCGCCTTAGATGTGCCAGTGATGGGCGTGGTTATCATATGAACCATGCCCTCATCCATCGGAATAAGCATCACGTCAAGTAAGGTGAATTGTCGGTTAGCCGTTGCCACCAATACTTGCTGCTCCAGGATGACGCGCATGTTGTTGTTGGTGCTTTGCATAATCTGGCGACCATAGCCTTCAGCCGAAACAATTGAACGCTCGGAAAATGGATAGGTAATAGTGCCCATATAGGTAATGCCGTAATCGATGTTATTATCCAACAGAGGCACGTACACTTCTGGTAATACCACCGGATTCACGGACTCAATATCAGTTCCTTCTGTGAACGTAAGTCGCATTTTCATGTCACTCACCACCGGAGCGGCGGCGCTGGTATTGTAGGCTCGCACAAATACGGCATAAGTACCACGATATAATTCACGGTCAAGTTGAATGATGTTGGAAACTATAGGCGCTCCCCATACCGCTGCTGTAACATAGGCCGCATCTACGCCTGTCACCGTGCGAATGCCTGCATAGCTGGTGACTGCACTGTTGTTACTGAGGATACCGCTTACCACACCCACCGCCGTTTTAACCAGCACGCCTGAACCCTGATGGTCGCCTGCATTCAAGTTCAGTGCCATTGCACGCGGTACACCGTCATGGCCTGTGCCCGTGAGCGGCTTGCTGGTGCGCCCAATATAGGTATTAATCGGCTTGCCTATAAACAGCGCGTCGCTGGTATCAATTGACAGTTCTACCAATGCGTCTGTGTCGCCTGGAACCAGCGCGGCGGGAATGTCGATATAGTTCTTGGTGATATAGGTTGTCTGCAAACCGACAGCCGCTGGCGACCATTCGTATTTGTTATTGAGTACTTCAGTGATGAGATGATCCGAACCGGTTAGCAATGCCGCCGTGTTCACATTGAACTGCGGGTTCGAGGGATTGACTTCGTATGTCCATATTTTCGGATTAGCCCCGGGCGGAATGCCTCGCCAGGCGGGTTCGCGTTCAATCGTCATATTGATACGAACAGACGGGGTAGGGGATTGTTCATATTCGGGTGCAAGTTCAATATTGTAAATCATGGCGTACTGCGGCCCCGCGCCACAGTTTGCATACCACATGAGATACACAGGATCAATCTGATAATCCGACTGCCAAAAGTCCCGACAGTCTGACACCATTTGATTAAGTGCATTCAACTGCCGCTGCACGCCTAAGTAACTGGTGTCCACAATGCGAATACTCATCTTCTCAGTGACGTTGCCCACCGGGGCGGCCAGCAAGGTACGCCCGTCTGCGATAGGACTGCTTGCCCATACGCCACCGCCCTTAATTGCGGGTATGTTTGGACTCCAGTCCTCAAGGCTGATAATGCCGCTCATCAGGTTCACTACCTGACGCGGGTTCTCTGCACTGTACGTGTCGCCAGGAGTTGCACCTATACCCTTGATTATCTGAAGCTGCTTATGATCCAACCAATCGTGTTGTGTCATATCGTTATCCTTGCGCCGCCGCTAGGCCGCGAATGTTGGCAGCAGTAGAGTAGCCGAGTGAATCGGCTTGCGCTTCGCTCTGCACAATGTTGTTATTGACGACGCTGAAACTATTGCCACCGCGCCCTGAGAACGAACCGCCGGGAATGTATCCTTGCAAGGCTGCCATAATTTGTTCAGTGGTGCGATTGTTCAGCACGGCAAGATTACGATCTGTCGTAATAATCTCGCGGCCTTGTTCGCCTGCCATGAATGTACCGGTAGCATTGCCACCGAGCGCCTTGCCCGTTTTGGCGACGTTGGTAGCACCTGCCCCTGCCAACCCTCGTGCGGTTGCCATAAGTGAAGTCAGCGCCCCGTTCACGGCGCTTAAGCCAGCGGCGGCGGCGGGGGCATTACCCGCCACCGAACTAAGTGAACCTGCTAACATGCTGACAGGTCGAGCGCTGGCTACGGCGGCGCTGGCTTGTTCTTTGGTAGCAGTGGCTACTGCAGCTACAGCAGGTGCAGCGGCAGCGGCATTCGTGCCCTGTGTGGCGGTGGTGGTTGCCAGTTCCCCGACAGGCGCGGTTGTCGTTTCGGCAGCTACTGCAAGGTCAGTGGCTTTAGTGGCTGCCGCGTCCAAGTTCATTCCAAAGTCAGCGTCAATCAATTCCTCAACACTGCCCTGACTGGCTTCTACCGCCGCGTCAATGTTGGCTTGTAAACCTGCTACGGCTTCGGGGGACAGGGCAGGGGCGGTGTTAATCACAATGCCTTGATCCAACGCCTCTTGCAGCTTCGCGCCACCTTCCCGCAGTGCCACGTCACCCACTGTAATATCAAGGCCGCTCAGGTCGGGGGCAAGCTGGTAATTAGCCGCCTGTGTTTGGATTGCATCGAGTACCGCCTGCGCCTGTGTAACCGCGCCGCTTTCAATCAGGCCGCCCACTGTGGTACTGAGTATCTCGGATATATCACCAGCGCCTACGCCGCGTGCAATGGCGGTAGAAATTTCACCACTGATTTCATCGGCATTGCCTACCGTTAAATCGAATGAAAGCTGCTGTTCTCCGAGGCGGGCAATAGCCGCATCCGTTCCCTTCTTCGCTTCCCAGTTCTCAGGGCTTAAGGACTGAATACTTGACACCACCTGCAACAAAGCAATGACGAAATTACCTAGCATGGATTCAAGCCCTTGAAACTCATCATCGAATCCAATTGGCTTCAGGGCAACCGTGAGCGCATCGCCTAGCGTGCCACCTTCGGATAGCGTGTTAAGCGCGTCCTGAATACCTGTTTTCAGTGCAGCAATCTTACCGGGAAGGTCAATGGATTCGCTTGATAGGAACTCAGTTGCGGCCTGTTGTGCTGCCAGCATGAAGTCATCTATCGCACCACGCAAACTATCATCAATGGCTACGCCTGCGTCAACTGCCGCCCCCTCCACATTTGCGAAGATCGTACTGGCTTGTTCCGGTGTGATTTCAAGAAATGAGCTAAACGTTTTAGCGCCCTGCTTACCACCAACCAGGTTAGTGAATAACGCTTCCCGTTCGGTATCCGTCAGTCCGGGGGCAGTCTTGATTGCATCAATAACCGATGTGAAGAAGTCAGCACTCCACGCCTCACCCGTTTCAGCCGGGTTCGCAATGCCTAGAATATCCAGTGTGGTACTTACATCTGAAGTATCATTGCCCGCCGCATTGGTCACGTTCTGCTTAATCTTAACCAGTACATCAACCACTGACTGCGCACTCTTAAAACCAGCGTCTAAGCCAGATGTGATGAAGCTGAGTGCTTCCGGCCCTGACACGCCTAAGTCATCTAAAGCAGTGGCATTGTTGTTAATCGTGGTCAGCAAGTCGCCAGCACGATTAGCACCATTCTGAAAAGCCACCGTTAGTAAGTCACCCGCCTCAGTAAAGCCAGGCGCAAGGTGGTTCGTGACCATCTGATTAAGCGTGTTGAGCACGTCTATAGGACTGGCATCATCAAACACCTTTGTGAACGCTAAGGCCGCCCGCGCTGCCTCATCAACAGGCGCGCCTAACTGCGAGGCCGCAACCACCATATTGCCAACCTGGTCTATGCTACTGCCTAAGTCGTCATAGAATATGCCATTAATCAACTTGTCAGCATTCGGGATAGCGAAGCCCGTCTGTGCATTAACCTTTGCTACTGCCTCCTCCACCGATAGCAGCGGATCGACTGCGAACGTTTTGACATTGCCTAGCAGTTCTACTGCATTCCCGGCAATGTTCCATACGGTTTCAATGATTTTAAGGTTTCTAAGTGTCTCAACTGCGCTTAAAGTTTTTTCAGCAGTATCGGTTTGAGTGACATCTACCTCCGCATCAATCTGCGGGTTCTCGTCACCTTCAAATGGTAATGGATCACCTTCGACGGATGTCTCAATAGCTAAGTCTATTGTCTCACCGTCGAGCGGCAAGTCGCCTAAGTCAACGCCGCTGGTGTCTACTTCAACGCCCAACGAAATAGTCTGGTCACCGATGGACTCAAATTCCTCAACCGACGCAATTAAATTGTCAACATCGGTTACAGCTTGTTCAGTTTCGGCGACTAGTTTTATTCCGCTTTCCGGTAGTGCTGGCATTATGACTTACCTGTTTTTTCTTTTGCGCTCGGATTCGCGTTCACGTTCTTTCGCTTTGTCCCACTGGCGCATGTTATTTATTGCACCGTCAGCCACGCTTGCGCCTGTAATCATCATACGCGAAAAGCGGTCTTTTTGGAAATAGGCGTCGGGGTCAATGCCGAATTTCATGCAAGCAGTTACCTCTGCCCATAGCTGGTCAGAGGCGTTTACTTTAGGGGTATCAAAGAATGCAGGATGACTGTTAAGCCACTGTTCAACAGGCGAGTAATTATATTCGAGGCCGAAAGAAACGTATCCCGGTTATGACTTCCCCCGGCGTGAGTGCCACTGTCTGAATTGCCAGTTGAATAATCCTGGAATAATCCGAACTCGTCGGTTTCAGGTTCTTGTCGCTATCCACGCCAACTTGATTCCAACTGAGTACCAGATGCTTAAGCACGATGTCGTAGTCGCTGTCGTCTTTGTCAAACGTGGCAATCTTGCGCAGCTTTGCCAGTTCGTCCTTAAAGGCCGCTACCATATCCTCTGGCGTGGGGAAAGCCGGGCAGTGCGTGGCGTAATCGAATATAGCGCGATCTGTCCACTGCGCCCGCTCACTGTCCACCTTGAGGCAGGCCGCTACATATTCCGGGTTATCCTCGGCAGGCGTGAGTTGGTTATCAGCAAAGGAGTTTTCTTCAGGTTGCTGATAAGGCGCTTTGTCGGGATAGGGGAAGGTATCCTGTGCTTTCAGTTGAATGGCACGAAGTAGTGGTAAATTTAGTGGCGTGATGTGGAAGATGATACCGCTGTAAGTTTCGTACACGATGAGGGCTTTTCTGCCCTCATCGTTATTGCTGTTCTCTGACATTTTTACACTCCTGACTGTAAGCCTAGTTCTGACTGCTAGGCCGGGCGAACCATTCCGATGAAGGCGTACGTCTCATGTACTTCGCCGACGCTAACCCCCATGTTCACATTGGCAGGCGCGAAGCTGTTAATACCGAAGTTGCCGGGCGTAGTGAATGCACCGATAACCTCAACATCATTGCCCAGGTTGCCACCGCTGAAATCACGCAAGATGCGACAGGTTGCATCGGTATTGGCTTGCACCACAAAGAGCGTATTGCCCTGATACCCGGCAAAGTTCATATCACGGATTGCGCCAATACCCGTACGGTCAAACGGCATATTCTTGAACACAACCACAGTGGCATTCACATTACGCGAGCGCCAGATTTCACCGCCCGACGTGCCAAGAAACACTTCATTACCGCGTGTCGGTGGGCAGCGTACGCTGTTGATATTGGCAGATAGCGTATTGAGCGATGCATCACGCACCGCAACCAGTGAGGCGCTGAACTGCGATTGTCCCGGTGTTTTGATGAGACGAACGAACACACCACTGTTACCACCTGCATACGCATTGCCGCCATCGAAAGCGTGGATAGCGTTCAGGTTCTGTGTGGTGATGACGCCTGTGTCATAGGTGAGGGTGTAGGTAATGCCGCCATCAGTGGACAGCCATACACGCCCGCCATTGCCGACTGCGAGGATTGTGCTGCTATCAATCGCCACCGCCGCTTTGGGGAAGTTAGTGGAGGTGATACCACTAAAGCCGCTGGCACTTGCCCACAAAAGGGGGTCTGCCACGCCGTTATAGATGTCAGCCAATTGCGCGTAAATCGGTGCTTTGCTGTCACTGAATACCAGCACGCGGCTGCCTGCCAGTACCACGTCCAACGCATCAGCACCGACATAGATACCGATACGCACGCCCGTGCGTGTCACCCAGCGATCCACCGTCCAGTACAGCCAGGGAGCGCTGCCGCCTGCATACGCCGGTGAACTGTCACGATCTGTCACCGCCAGCCATGCGTCCTCTTCAGTCGTGCCTGTCACATTGCACGCACCCGCGCAAGTTTCGGCGCTGATACCAATCACGCGATTGAAGGCAATGTCAGCTGTGGTGAGTGAGATGTCATCATGCGCCACTGCCGTCCAGATTTCTTCAAGCGTGGAAGTGAGCGCCAGTGAGCGCAGCACGTCCGTTCCCTGCCCATCCATCACGGCGAGTCCATTGTCGAATGACTTGCTGGTAAAGGTTGTTTCCAGATAGCCCACCATGCCGGGTGCAACATAGGCTGTCATGTTGGAACGGTTCGGAGCGCAATACTGGCGAGCGCGTAGAGTGAAGGGACAGGTTAGCCGCTTCAGGGCGTTCTCTGATGTGTAGGGATAGGTGAGATTGAAAGTCATGTCATCCGGGTTGCCCGTGTACACAATAGAGCGCGGTTGCAAGCCGCCTTTTTCGCCACGTCCCCACATGGTAGAACGCGCCCGCCCGCCGCCGCTAGGCGCGTCAATAGCGGCATTTTGATCCATCACTGCCCAGGCATTACCGGGGCCGCCCACCTGAATATCAACGGTGCTTGCGTCACCACCATTTCGCCATTGGAGTCCTACTGCCATAATGTTAATCCTCTCATGAAGCTAGTGCTTTTGTGACTTGTGAATTGACTCGATCCTGCAAAGAAGGGATTAGTTCGTTAGTTATTGTTTCAATGAATTTTCTAGGTTTAATACCTGGGTGTATTGTTGTTTTAGTTGATACCCAACTGCCAAATGATTGCCCGCTCCCCTGATTAAACTTGTTTACTGGTGCCGTCCTGGCGCTGTACCCGGTACGGAACTTGAGGCGCGGCGCGTTCTTAGCTGCAATGATATACGGCCCCTTCGTCCCTTTGTCCACATAACCGAATATTTTGACGTTGCGCCCTTTTGGTTTAATGGTCAATTCCATACGCGATTTCGTAACGACTATCGTGTCATCAAAATCCACCTTATGTGACCAGTCCCTTACCACGTCACGCAATCCCGACTGAATATCATCAGACGCATTGGTAAGTGCAATGGTAGTCGCTTCTATCACCTTGCGCTTAATCTCTTTCAGGTGTGCAGCGGCCTGTTTCTTGCTCACTACTTATCCAGCCACACCAACACGCAACCAATAACGCAAAACACTGCCGCTACGATTGCGAACGGAGCAGGGAGTGCCAGCGCCCATACGCATACGGCGAACGTTACACCTGTAATGAAAAGTTTTGTGCCGATGATAGCGCTCCATTTACACAAATAAAAAAGGACGGTATGCATTACCGTCCTGACTGCGGTGTCCTGACTTGTTCGCTTCAGTCGGTGGGGAGGTTGCCCTCCCTGCCTCATGAGTAACCGTGCAACGAGTCAGGGTCGTTGCCGTATGCCTACGTGGCTACGAATTAAGTATACACGTTTTTTGTTAGGCGCGTCAATTTAAACCGTTCCTGCAAACAGCACCGGATACTTTCGCCGCGCCATATCACGATAGAATTGCCAGTACGTGCCTGCTAGTGCCGTCCGCTGGTTGCCCTCCGGCTTTAGGTAGCGGCTGTACACAATCGCGTCAATTTGCCTTGCTTGCACCCCCCCATTCACCAGCGCACATTGCAGGCCGAAATCCTCAGCATAGGCAAAATCAGGATCAAAGCCGCCCACGCGCTGCCAATCGGATTGATGAAACATAAACGTAACGCCCGTGATATTCTTGCGCGTAAGTGAACCGGGCGGCGCGGCTTTAATGCGGTTCACTTCATTGCCGCTGTGCTCTAAGTAGTCGCCATACACGAACGTTCCCGGCTGCCATGCGTCCAAGAGTGGCGCTAGGGAATGCAGTTCATCGTCAGCATCAAGGCAAACTATCAACGGTGCATATGCCATTTCAATCAGGAAGTTACGAGCAAAGTTCACGCCCGCCCGCACGGTATGAAGCATCGAATAGAACTCTAATTCAGGTGTGGACTGACACAATCCCTCAAGTATCTGGCGCGTGCCATCGGTGCTCGCATCATCATATACCAGTACCTCAGTAGCGCCCGCTTCCACTGCGCTGTTAATGGCGCGGGCTATGGTGGCTTCACCGTTACGAACTGGGATGATACAGGCTACCTCATTGGTTCGTGGTATCACGGTTAATTCATCCTGGTTTCCGTTCACTCTTTAGGCTCATATACTAATGCCGCCCGGCCTTTCATGGTGATATAGAAAAACATCACACGACCATCGGCAGCGCGAGGGTCATATTCCTTTGTCAGTAAACCTTCAGTAACCATGTTATAGGCTTGACGCATTTTAGTTTCCTCGTTGGTTCTGATGCTCATGCCAAACTCGCCTTGTGCTGCCTTCAGTGTTTGCCATTGCGATTTCGATAACCCGCTGTAGGGGGTTTTCATCTCACGAATACGCCGCGCCAGTTCTAACACAATCTCACGGGCTGAAGCAATGAATAGGGCGGTCTCTGCGTCGGGTACTTCAAAAGTTTTGCCCGTTTCATAGTTGATAACTACATTGCCACTGATAGCACCTAACTCAGCGCACGATTCAACAGCCACATTAACCAGTTTAATGAGTTCAATGTCTTTGTATTCGCTCACGGGAACTTATGCCCCTTCTCAACACGCCTATCAAGGCAAACCTGCGAAGCAAGTACCTGTCCATATCTTGCGCCGAATAAACTATTCGCCTGCAATTTTGTTGCCACCGGAATAATGCTGCCGCCTATCGTTTCAACCATTGGCCTGTGCCACTGTTCCCACCTATCCAGCGCCCAATAGCTCATCTTTGTCAATTTGCTCATGGTATTGGCCGCTGCGAATGCGCAGCAAGCTTCAAATAGTTCATTGTCGATATTGTTGTTTACCAGTGGACTGCCTGCCTTATAGTTCACGCGGATAGACTGAGGCAAGCCGCCGCAGATGTCAGCACATAGCCAACCCATGCGAAAGGCGCTCAGTTCGTTGTCCAGGATGTAACCGGAGTAGGTTTGCAGTACTGTGTTGTTATTGTCTAGCAGTTCAATGTTGGCACTGGTATCCGTATAGACTCTATAAATGTCAACGGCAGTGACAAAACCTGGGGAGGCGTTGGCAGTGTCTACTACGTTCGGGCTATTGAAGTTTGGATCATTCGCCACATACTCACGCGCCCATTCGCTCGGCTTCACAAACAGCCAGCGCGGTGCTTTAATCGTCACCGTACCCGCCGCATCCGTGATAACCGTTGGTTCAATTTCATAGCGGTAATCGCCAGCAGTCGGAGCGCCATCGGCCACCTGAAAGTACAGTTTGATTTCAGCATTCGCCACCGCCGTAACCACCGTAATCGTTGCAGTGTCATTTACGCCAATGCTGTTTGGATCGCTATAGGTCACAGCCACCCCCGCCTGAATAAGTGACGTGGCGCGACTGCCCAATTCAATCATCTTGCACCAGCGTGCTTGATAAATTTGATTGCCGAACGGGCGGCCTAGTTTCGAGAGTGGAATTGTTTCGCTGAAATAAGCAGGGCATAACCAATAATTGAGGTCATCAGCCATTCGCCCAGCCGCTTGCTCTAATCCGCGTGCAATAAGTTCGCGTTCCTTTTGCAAATAGATTACGCCGCCCTTATCGTTGGCAGTTTGCACAGGAGCGCCCACGCCCGCGCACTGGTTGAAGTGCCAGGGATCTTCCATAAGCATTGGTTGCCATGCGTTGAGGAAGTGATTGTTTTGGCCGGGAGATAGATTCGAGGAAACTGATAACGCTATTGCCATTTACGGCCTCCACTTCCATTGTAATCGCTTTGCCACATTATATATGGTTGTTGTGCTTACCCCAAACATAGTCGCTAAATCTCTTGTTTTCACATCTCTTAGGTAATGTTCCCGAATGTAATCTACTTGCTCATTTGTGAGTCTGTGTTGATGATGTCCTTCACCTTTTATTCCTCTACCTTTATTATCTCTGTCTTTTGTGTTCTCTTGTGTCGTTCCGAGAAATAAATGCTTTGGGTTACAGCAAGGGGGATTGTCACATTTATGGAGTACTTGTAATCCGTCAGGAATATTGCCGTAAGTTATCATCCATGAGAACCGGTGTGTGCGTGTGTGTGAATAAGGGTCTGGTCTAATGCTCCCATAACCATCTTTGTCTTTCCATCCATGCCATTCCCAACATTTTTCATCATCTGCGGTGATAGCAACTTTAGACCAGAATTTTAGAATACGTTGTTCGGGGGTATACTGAGGTCTAGCCATTTGTAAATCATCCTTACTTTGGTTAGAACGCGCTTTGATGTGTCTAGCATCAGGCGCGTTTGCTATTTTATTTACTCCCTCAATTATACTACATAAGTACCTCAGTCGAACCAACCTATTTTCCTTTTCAATTCTACAACACATTTGCACCGTTGGCACAAAGCGCGGTGTGTCTTATTGTTCGCGAGGTAGAAAACATGGCGGAATGTGTGTCCGAACAGTCGGCAATACAGGCGGCGGATAAGGTTCATAGTGTCTCAAATAATGCTTGTGACTCTGCCTGCAATCGTTCCTTGCGCCGCTCTAACATTTTTGCAGTGTAGGGCATGACAGCACCAGAGGGGAATGTGATGTAAGTAACTATTGGCTCACCTGCCATGCAAGGCCAATGAGAGCACACCGGATTGGTGTGCTCCCCTACGCGCTCTAAAGACGGGCGCTGCTTATGCTTCGATTTCAACGCCTTGTGCCTCGGCAAAGTCAAACAGTGTCGGAGTGTTGGCTAAGTCCTCGGCCTGCTGCAAATAGCGCTGTGCATGTTTCCAGTAGGATTCCTTGAGTTCAATTCCGATGAACTTGCGTCCCATGCGGATGGCCTCATATCCCTCGGAACCAATGCCCGCAAACGGGGAGAATACCGTATCATCTTTGTTTGTCCATAAGTCGATTGAGCGGGCAATAACATCCAATTGCAACGGGCAGATGTGCTTCTCATCCTGGCTATCGCGTGCCATCTGGAAGTTCAGCACGTTAGTCTGGTCAATATCAAACCACACCGGGGAGGCGTAACGCTGCCATACTGCGATGGAGTAATTGTCATCAACTGACCGCTTGCCGTGTTCCAGTTTCGCCAGTACCGGCGGCTCAGTGCCAATGTAATCCCCGACTACGCGCTTTTGTTTCACGGGCTTTCCGCCTTCAATCGGCCACTTGCGAAACACCACCATGTAATCAGGCATTCCCTGACGACACGCATCGGCAGTGCTGGCAAAGTTCTTATGCAGCAGGCCGTGGTTCTTAGTGCGCTGCATTTCGATTACCGGATCTTTCCAGATGGTCACGCGACTATGATACTGCCAGCCGTGCGCCTCGAATGCCTTGATAATCTTGCCGGGGAAGTCTACCAGCCCCGCCGCGCCGTCACGGTTCATATAGGCAGGCAGGTCTTTGCAGTGCACCGCGCATAACCGGCCCGGTGTGGTCACACGATACAGGTCTTTGATGAGGAACTCGTAATGCTTGAAAAATTCCTCATCATCGGCACTATTGCCCATGTCCGCTTCACTGTCTGAATAGATGTACAGATTGGCAAACGGGGGCGAGTGAATGCAGAAGTCAATGCTGTTGTCTGGCAAGGTTGCGGTTTCGGTTACGCAGTCACCCAGGATCATAGTCCAGTCACGGCCGTGCGCCACTTTTGTTTCAGGAATAGATAAACTCATGCGGTTGCTCCCTCTGAATAGGCCATGTTCATTCATTGCTTCATTCATGGCGGCTTGCATTTCACTGAAACTTTCCTGCTTTTGTTTCAGGATAGTTAAAATGTTTCCTTCAGTTTCAGCATATATCATATGCGCGTTGACGGCCTGCTGTTGACCAAACCGATACGAGCGGCGTAAAGCCTGATAGGTCTTTTCGAATGAGTAACTCACTCCCACGAATATCTGATTCGGGCAGTGCTGCCAGTTCAATCCAAACCCGGCAATGTCGGGTTTGCTGATAATGACCCTGTACTCCTGATTACTAAACGCCTTGAGTTTAGCCTCTTTGTACTTATCATCGCCACGCACTTCGGTTGCGCCGGGCAATGCCAGCATGAGCGCGTCGGCTTCATAGTTGGTATCACACCACACGATGTACGGCTCATCTGGCGCGGCCTCGAATGTTTCCAGCGCCATTGCTACCCGTACATCCAAACTCTCGCGCTTCACTTTGTGCATACCCGTCGACGATGGACTGTCATCAGGCATAAGCCGCCCCTCTGCCCATGCCCGGTCAATACTGACTTGTGGCGCAGATAAGCGATGTTCAATGATGTTGAGCGGAGGCAGTTCAAATGAAGGCATATCGTACTCTGATCCCAAGTCACCGGGCTTAGAGATGCACACTGCCCATGAAGTCAGCCAGCGCCAGAAGTCCTTAGCTGCATGATCTTTCAATCGGTAACTACCCGCTTCCATCGTGTCATTAATGAACCAGCGGCTAATCATTTCGTTGGCTGGCAACACGTCCAGGAATGCGGAATGGTTGCCAAGCTCTAGATGATCATTCGGGGCAGGGGTAGCAGTGCAGGCCAGTTTGTAAGGGGTGCGCTCAAACGCCTCCATAATGGCGCGTTTGGTCTTACCCATGAACGCCTTGAGAATAGAACTTTCATCCAACACAACGCCCACGAACTGACTTGCGTCCATCAGATGCAACCGCTCATAGTTGCAGATGATAATGCGCGTGTCCCCAACTTCATCCTGATTGTGAACCTGCTTGACTTCGATCCCCAGCTTCATACCTTCGTCAACAGTTTGGTAGGCCACGGCCAACGGCGCAAGGATTAGCACCTTACCGCCCGTGTGCATGGCTACCAACCGCGCCCATTCCAGCTGCATGAATGTTTTGCCAAGTCCACATTCGGCAAATATGGCGGCCTTGCCTAAGTGGACTGACCAGCGCACAATCGCATTCTGGAACTCGAATAACATGGGGTTGATGTCATCAGGGGAAACGTCAAAACCAGACTGCTGTACAGTCTGTAATTTTGACTTCAGAAACTCTTGATACTCTGCCGATGCTTTACTCTTCTTTTTCATGGTTGCTCCTGTTGCAATAACTATACTTTTTATTATAGCTAGTATTGCTCCAAAAAGCAACTATTCAGTGTGAGCGCGTTCCCAATCATTGGGATAGACTCTCAGTAATTCATCAATGTCGTCTTTGTGCACAAATAGATTATGACCGGGCTGATACTCATACCTCGTACCTGACACCCAAGCGTTGCCAAGTCCAAAGGCGTAGGGGTTGCGCCCTTTGTAAATGAGTTCAATGCTGTTTTGCATCTGCTCACTTTCGCCCATGTGCTTCTTAATCAGCGCCATGAGCTTTGTCACCTGTGCATCAAAGCTGTAATGCTCACGAACGAAGGCAGTGCCAGCGGCGGCTATTTCTTGTAGTTTATCTATTTCATCACTTGTTGTATTTGCGAACCAATGGCGCAAGTCGTCAATTGACTTCCAGGGGACATAATGTCTATTTGCCCTCAATCCCGTCAGTTCATCCAGTCCATCCACATGCTGCTGTAGCACCACACCACCGCCCGCCGCGAGTGCCTGGAATAGTCGATTGCTCACGAACCCGCGAGAGGTGAAACCGTTATCTGATATGATGACCTTAGCTCGCCTGTATAGGAGCGCAGAGGTTGAAAAATTATAGAGGGTGGCGTGGGAATCGCCCGGTGTTTCAACGAGTCCGCCAAACGATCTAACGACTTCTGCAATGGACTGTCGCTCTGGACTGCGGAGGCTGGCAAGGTACACAATAGGGAAGGACGATGGGTCACTGTCGAATGGATTAGGCCGTCCAAGCTCACGGAAGTAATTTGCCACATTTGTTTCTAATTCTCCTTGTGATTCCTCATAACCAATTTGCCAATAATCCCACTTGATGAACTCGCGTTCGTAAATCGGCACAACGTCAAGGTTCGTAATCAGTTGCAAGTCCACATGGCGCAGGAGCGCTATCATTTCGGGACTGGCAAGGCCGCCCGGTGCCTGGTCGCCATTCCAGTTAATAATGGTTGCACCCGTGCGCTGTCTGACTTCATGCAACATTTCAGCCGTAAGCGGCTTAGGCGATTGCAACTGAGTGAGGATTAAGTCGGGACGAAAGGTGTCTACCAAATCCATTAGCTGCACGCGCAGTTGTTTGGCGGGCACATCTAAGTAATCAAACTCTTGCACGATATGGGTAGCACCATATTTGTTTTTTCCCCGCGCCAGTGCATCCCGCAACCCGCGCTTGCCATGTACAGGATGCTTTTGCACTGCCCACCCCGGCTCGTAAATAGGCAGGTAGAGAATACGGGCGGCGCGTCTGTCCTGCTGTGGCATTTGCGGATCACTCATGACAATTACTCCGTTAGGCCACTGGTCATAAAAGAAGTGGCTATCATTCGACTTAATCCCTTTGTTACGGTTGATTTCGCGCAGTTCATCATCGGCTACATGATCCTCCACAATGCAACCGGGAACTGCGTCAACGGTGTAACCTTTGTTCCATATTTGAGCGCTGAGTGAATTGTCACCCGCATATACCTGCGCTCCCAACATCTCATCATGCGCACCTAGCCACCAGCCGCATTTGTCGCCTAACCATTTTCGGAACAAGCCGACTTGTGCATAGATTACGCTGGTGCGGTGTCCATCACGCAAGGCCGCCATGCGCAGGGTCTTGTAATCCTTTGTGGTGAAGAAGTCAGGTATGGGACGATTGTCTGCGAATGCCACCGCGCCACATTTCATGGTTTGCTCAAGGTGGACAATGGCAGGCATGATGCTGTTTTTCTTGAACGTTATATCATCATTCGCCAGCATCACGTAAGTTCCCGTTGCGGCATACGCTCCACGCGTGAAGGCGCTAATCGCACCTAACAACGCCCCGTCCTCAATAAGCCTTATATCAGGTTGCGCCTTGCACCATTCAATCGTGCCGTCATTCGACCCACCATCGACGATGACAATCTCATACGTGATACCCGGTAGCAGGTTGTCACGGAATGATTGACACATTTCGGTGAGCATCTTGAGACGATTATAGCTGCCTGATACAAGGCTAATGAGAGGCATGAGTTACACCTTTGCCGTTCGCTTTTTGCGCGTCTTTGTAACCTTCACAGGCGGTAAGGTGACACTCTCAATCGGTGCAATGCCCACTGACTGAACACTGTCATCTATCGCCACCTCTTGCCACTCCCCCGGTGCAACCGTGAGAGCAATGCCACAATCGCTTGGTTCAGGTAGGTACAGTCTGAAATAAGCGTTAGCTTGCGCTAGGCCATCTTGCACCGCTTTGCCCACCGGCGAGTAAGGCGCTCCGATGCTACCCGGCTGGTAATTGCCATCCCATGAGAACGTTTTAGGCGCGTCATGGTTCACTAAGAACCCGCCCGGTTGCAGCTTGCGTAAAGCCAATCGGCTCAAGGTGGCGACCAGTTCGGTTTCATGAGACGCATCTTCAAAGATAAACCCTATCGACTGGTCATCTTGTTCGGATAACCAGTCCTCGCCATTGGCACGTATCAGCGTGACATAGGGGCGCAAGTGGTTTGGGATTAACTCGCCATGCACCGCTTCCAACGTGCCGTTATCCACGCTAATGACTTCACCGAATCCGTTGCGCTTAATGGCCGCTGCCAGATGCGACGTGCTGCAACCTGATAGCCCGCCGATCTCTACCACTGTCAACGGTTTCAGGTAGCGAATCAGGGCGTAAAGTATCTGGCCTTCAACGCCCCACAGACTACCCATCGGAAAGACGCGCATAGCTTCATTGATGTGATAGCCGCCCAAGTCATCCTCAGCCGCAAATTCTTGCAGCTCTCGCGGATCTGCTTTTACCTGTGCGGCGACGAGTTGTAAGGTCTCGATAAGTGATGTCAAGATGTTTGCTCCTTTATATGTTGCACGTTGACGATAGTTTCCCAATTGAGGGGAACTGCCAGGATGTCGGTTTGTTCAGGGTTACTCCACACGTAACCCCATGATTCTAACATCTCAATAATCTTATTTGCCGCCAGTCCGAACTGGTCAGCGTTTTGTTGACTGTATTCGGCAATGATAAACGGATGATATTTTTCAATGATATGCGCCGCGCCTTCGAGTACCAATTGCTCAGCGCCCTCAACATCAATCTTGAGAACCGTTGGCACGATGTCATTTTGCTTGCAAAACCTGTCCAACTTAATCACGCGCACAGGTACAGCCTCAGTTACTTTGTGATACTCTGGCGTGCCGTTCACAATACTAACGCCCTTTCCACCATCGGCCTTCACCACATGAGCCACACCCGTGCCGTCATAGTTGCCCACGGCTACCGGATGCGTACTGACTTTGTTCTGTAACCCGTTCAGCTTCACATTCTCATTAAGCACTTGATAGGTGAGGGTTACAGGCTCAAATGCCCACACGGTTAAGTCAGGATGCAAGGCAGACAGCAGCGTGTAACAACCCGTGCTTGCCCCCACGTCAAGTAGTGTAGCGCGTGGGTAGCGGCTTAATTGCTCCCATGCCCATGCCAGCGGCGCGGGGGAGTAGGGGCGCAGTGGATCATAATAGAAGCTGCCGCCCAATGTAGCAGTCCTATCGTCAACCAACACCTTGCGCCCGTCGTTGAGTAAGTCAACTTCAATTGTCACACTCACCAGCCCTTCAATCTGTAACCCGTTTCAGGTTGCTGCATATCTTTGATTTCGATCCCGCAACGTACACAGTATTTGTCGATTGCCAGCTTCTTATTCGTGTTACAACGTTGGCATATCACGATGCGATTCACCTTGCGCGTTCCCGTGTTGAATGCGACTTTACCCATTAGGGTATTGGCTCCAAGTCACAATACGGAATATCCCATACGATTAAAAATTCCTTTTGTCCGTAGGGGAACTTCACATCAAAACAACCCGGCGCGTTATTGTAATACTTGCTTGACGAATGGCGATTCATTGGTTCAATGATTTCTCCTATTGTTCCAACTACGCTTTTTGTACCTGAAGAGTAAACTTCATCAATATTTACTATCCATTTAACCTTATCACCAATCTCCATTCGTCTCACGGTATTAGCTCCATATGCCTGTACGGGTGATTGTTCAGCACGCTTGGCAGATTCGTCAGATCAATATCCTCGCAATTCCAATAGGACGATCCTATGATATGACAATCGTACTGGCGGTTAGCCATGAATATATCGTCAAACCAGTTGCAATCTTTCCTGAACTCGTTTAGGTGTCCATGTGAGGCAACCTTATAGCGCACGACTTCACTGCGCTGGGCATAGCCATAATGCCAAATGCGCTTGTGACTTGGAAGTGTGACCGCCTCGCCCATTTGCTTCGGGAACATGACGCGAGTAGGATAGGCCGGATCGTGTGCGAACCCGCGATTGAACGCCCTCCACATATGCGTAAAGGGCAGGCGCAGCGACCTGCACCCGACTGATAACCCGTACTGAACTGCATCCGCCGCCATACCGTCAGCGTAAACCTCGTCGCTGTCCACAATCACAATCGCGTCTGCATCAGGCGCATAGTAGTGGATAGAATTGCGCTGCTCATTTTCGTGCAACCAGTCGCCGTAATGCCAATGCAGCTTTGTTCCCGCCGCTTGCCATGCCAGCGCGTGCAAGTCATTCTCACTATCAGGGCATATCAGTCCAGAGCGTGAGCCGTGCGACGGTTGCGCGGCATATAAAATATGCATTTCGTCAACCGAGTCAATCACTGAACGAATGGCATACTCTAAAAAGTCCAACCCGTAATGGAGCGCACAATATGCAATTATAAGAGGTTTACCAGCCACGAATTGCCTCCCATTCCTCTAATGTCTTATCGTGTTTCTGAAGATTGCACCGCTGGCAATGGCACAACGCCCGACGCTACAGGCGCGTAAGGGTAGTAAGTACCTGTAGCGCTGTTAAACGCCCAGAATAGGCTTGTGGAAGGTTCTGTCGGCACTCCAGGGGGTGTGGCTATTGGTTGCCAGCCGCATAATGGGGCAGTCCAGTTGCTCAATACCATGGTATGAACTGCATAGCCATTCGTGAACGTGACACCGTAAGTCAGCACAGCATCAGTTGAATCCGCTTCCAGATACCATTCATTCTCATGCAGGCCGGGCGTAGTGGTGAAAGTAGGGGGTGTGCTGATATAGGGTGTAGTGGCAGGCGGGAAGTCAAAGGTGACTACGAACTCTTCCACGCCATTCGACACATAACCAAAGTGAATGCGATAGGTGTTGTCATCAGTCCATTCCATGCAACCGGGAATGAACCAGGTTGCGACGGTGTCCTGTGCGCTGGTAATGCGCGCGCATACGAACAGCATCCCTAGCAGCCAGAAAACTATAATCGCATAAGCGATACTTGAACGGTCTCTATTCACTTCAATCCTCCCTGATTGTGGAAGCATACATCTTAGGGAACTCAACCCCCATTGACCACAAAAGGCGCTGGCGATCTTCATAAAGAGATTGAAGTTCTTTGCTATCATCACTATTTAGTAAGTTACCATTACCAATTATCACCTCATAGTGGTGTATTCCAGCGCTCACAGCGTTCCATTTGGTAATGAGTAACTTCCAAAACTGACGCTCTTTACTCATGTTACCAGTCCTCTCCCGGTTGGTCGTGTCCACTTGACACCCAACTTCTAGCTTCATAGTACCTCCGCATAATCTTTAGCCAGCTTGTCATATTCAACCTGGCACTTACTCCGCAGTTCGTTGTCAGTTGGCAACCGGTCAATGAGGCGCTTCAGGAACTTGAGCCATACACCGACCAGGGTGTATACCTGAGCATAGGACGGGTTATCCGTTTCCTTCGTCATACGTTCCAGAGTCATAAACATGGCATAGTCCAAGTGCGGCCAGTCAATACCCGGCAAGCCTAGCAGTAACCCGGCCTCCACTTTGGTTGCTGCCATAGTTTGCCGCATGTCTCGAAAGGGCAGGCGCTTAGACATGGCTCTCAATTCCTTTAGCAAACGTGTATTCCTTGCACAGCAGTTCGTGTAACGCTATGGCATACTCATCAAGTAGGTTGCTTTTGAGCATGGCCTCAGTGAACCCGGCAATGTACTGATACTCGGATTGCATCATCGTGCCCCGCGTGAATATGCCAGCATCGTTCACAGTCTCAGTAACGAGGGGCAGCTTATGCGCGGCGGCTAGGCACCAGCGCAAGGACGCTATGCCGGGCGTGTTGTCATTTTGATGCACATGCACCATAAGCCGCGATTGCAGCAGTTTGACGGAGCGCTCGCGCCCCCACAGGTTGCTAATCGGAGCAAGGCGCAATCCCGCTTCTATCAACTGCCTTGTGACAACCTGCCGACGGTGTGTCTGATAACTTAAGAGCGACACATCAAATACTTTAGTCGCCGGGTAGTTTATGCCAACTTCGTTCAGGCGCAAGTCGCCGCCCATTGGCACGTATTCAAAATCCTTGCTCTTTGCCAACCACGCATCACTTGCCCACACCCGACTGACTCCCGGTGGCGTGTTGTGTTCATTAGTGAGCATCCATTCCAACTGCCATAGAATGATCTGCGCTTTTGCGCCCGGCCAGCCGTTCACAGTCTCCCCATTGGCAGGTGTGAAGATATAGGTGTTATCCGATTGCGGATCAAGCTCATCCACGTAAATGGTTTCATAGCCTGCCCATGCAACCATGTTCCAGAAGTCGGAATACGAAACATAGCCGATGTCCTGATACCGCGTTTTGCAAAATATCACACTGCCCATTATTTGTAATCCATGTATGACTGACAAATAGCAGGCACTTCACTTGACGACTTGCCAGCATATACAATTAAGCATATGCGCTCGTCAATGCATCCACTCGTAGTACAATTCTTAAATGAAGGTGGTATGAAAGATATATAAGCACTCAGCAACCCCAGAAATACAACCAACGCAACCAATAGCCACATTCCAAACTTCAAGTATTTCATATCACTCTCCTGCTACAGATACTCGAATTCAATGCGGTTTACAATTCTGTTTCGACTGCCTTTCATGTGCTGGCAAAAGTAATTCACGAACTGCTCTGGAGCCCAACCGGGAAAGCCTTCCCGCACTACATCGTCAGGGGTGATTGCGTCCAGCGGTTCCAGTCGCACGGATACCACTCGTATCATTCCGAAACGTTCTGGACTTTCGCCCTTCCTCAATCCCATCTTTTTATTGACCACTTCCAACACGTCACCCGGTTTAAGGAATGTCCATCCCTCGCGGCGGGTTACTGTTTTGGAACGGTCTTTTATCTGGCGCTCTGTTAGTGCAAAACTGATAAGGTAAGCCATTAGATGTTATGCCGCCATCCTGTATAGCTGTGCAGGAATAATGCCACACCTGCAATCGCCAGCGCGTCCGTAACCACGTTTGCACCAATGAGCCTCAGCACCAGCGCCACCCATACCGATAGACAGATGATACAAGTTGTTAGGCCGCCTAATGGCAGGCGTTCACGTAGCCACTCGAACACGCCGAACGGGCCTGTTGTGTTGACTACTGCATAGCTTATGTACCATGCGGCGCTGGCATAGGTCAGCAGTTCAAGGAGTGTCATGTCAAACCGCTTTGCTTCAATACCTGTTCCCGCTTGGGCGCAAGCTGACGCGGATCTCTGGTTGCTCGAAACAATGGCCGCCCTTGATTGTCCTTAAGCCTCTCAATATCAGTCGGACTAACCATGAGCTTTGAGCCATTGCCACCGACATAAAGGCGTTGACTGTAAGGACTGTACTCACTGCGCATACCCGTCCACAGTGTTTCAGCCAACACATCGCCCGGCTGCCCCGCTCCGGGGTCAGCTTGCACTGCACTATCGGGATTACCACAACATGCCATAATTCTTGCCATTCCTCCATTACGTAATGCTACTCGTTCGATAATGTCCTTATAATCCGCCCGTGCGTGAAAGTCTTTACTGCGCTGCCCGGTGTCATCCGGCCTCAGCACAAGCGGCTTGTCTAAGTGTATGCCGCAAATGCCAGCGGCATACGAACGCATGTAAAAGTCAGCATCTTCATGACCGGGTAATGTCTCATCAAAACCGCCTAAGTATTTGAACAGGGCAGTCGGGTAGAGCGTGGTGACAATGTGGAAACTTTCACCGCTCCATGCACACGGTTTCGGCTTGAATACCCACTGCCCCGCACCCTCTGCCCATGAGGTGAATACGTACTTACCCTCCTGATAATCTAGGAGGCATTCAGCCACGAACGACGGATGCAAGATGTCATCTGCATCAAGGAACACGAGGAAAGGCGTATCTACGGTTTTCCCATAGTTGCGCCCAATGGCAGGCGTGCCGATAGATTCAATCGCCTTTACATCGCAACGGATTGTTTGCACCTCTGCACTCTTAACCGCCCGCTCTACAATGTTGGCATGATAGGGCGCAAATGGCACAATGATGGTAGCAATTGCATCCGCCATGAGGTTACTCGTTAGTGTCTTTTGTGGCTGGATCAAATACTACTTCTGAGTAAATGGTATCCACTATTTCAGACTTCTCAATAGCCATGCTTCCGAGCCAGCGTGTAGCGCCACCCATACTCTCTCTATTCGCGCTGATAAATATCTCAACGCCAAGAGGGTTTTCCCTGCTCACGTCAAACAGCATGTCATCAATGACCCACTGCTCAATTTCCAACTCAATAACCCATTGTCCATCTTTACGGAACATCTTTGCATTTGTTTCCATGTCGCTCTCCCTATTTACTCGCAAACTTGAAATTAACCACTTCCACCGCGTCTTGGATAATGCGCTTTAGTTCTAGCCCTGCACTGGTAATGGCAATCACCACCGCCCGCCTGTCACTGGTATCAGGCCGCCGCGTGATAAGGCGCTGCCGTTCCAGCGAATCCAGTATCGGAGTGAAGGCCGTTGGAGCCGCCCCGACTGCCCGTGCCAAATCAGAGGGGTGCTGTTTGTCCTGTGTGTATAGGGCAAGCAAGATGTGAACTTGTTTCGGTGTAAGGTCGCAAGCGGGCGTTGGTTCGAGCTGCTCCATGAGCGCCAGTTCAATGGCGGCTAGTCGCTTTGCGGTGTCTACCCATACTTCCATAGTTGCGTCCCTCGTATATGCTGAATTAAGTCTATATGAAATTATACGCTATTTGTTACATAGATGCAATAGTTGTATTATTTAATAAGCCTAGCGAAGGGAGGTGATGTAAAGCCGCTGGTATCGCTACATACAAGAGAGGCCGCACAATTGTGCGGCCTCTCTTGATTCTGTGAAGTAGCAGATACTACTATGAAACTGTGTAGTTGCCATCCCATCTTGAAGTGCCGCCGTCAGCGTGCGAAATTGTGTCGCCTGGGTAAGCGCCGCGGAATGGAGCCAGGTAGCTGTACTGAATGGTGTCAATGCGTGCTGCCAAGAAAGGTGCGTCCTGAATAAGCCGGAACTTGCCCGCGAAGAGGAGCTCCATACAGTAGGCTGTACGCATCTTGGTTGCCAGCCACATGCCGTTATTCACACCCGTGAACTCGTTAGGCCCCACAAAGTTGGCGAAGTCCATAGCCTGTGCATTGTCCATCGGCTTGTATTGCAGGTTAATCATGCTCATGCTCTGCCATTCGAAAGGCAGAATGAACGTTGAACTTGCAGTGTACACCGATGAACTGGCGCGGGTTTCACGGATACCATCACTGAACACAACCTGCACGGGTGTGCCGTCGATCAGGAGGTAACGCCCTTTCCACATGTCATCTTCAAACTTCTTAACCGCCTCTGCGTTCTGGAAGTTGGGGTTACCAGCGCTGCCCGCGCAATAAGCCACATAGTACTGGCACGCATACAACCGTGTCAGCACCTTGAACATACGCATCGGCATGACAATCACCCAGCGCATGCCACCGAGTCCGGTTTGTTCGGCAATGTCGGTCAGGCCAAAGTAAGTATCGACCAGCATCTGAGCGAAGGTGCGTCCGTTCACAGTCGCATCAATGCCACTGCCCCAGGTAATCACCTGACTATCAGCACCAGGGCAGGCGATACCCGTATCCAAATCGACTTTTCCAGTTGTGATCTGGCGCTCAAGTCCTCTGAACTCGCTAATCCAACCGCGTTCGGTTGAGGCGCTGCCTGTGGTTTCATTGCCACGAATAAGCACCAGTTCCAATTCGCGCTCCATTTCAGCGCCTAACGTGAACAGTTCAGTTGCCAGCAAGGCGGTGTTGCGGTTCGAGATGTCGAGCCGTCCCATAATGTCTGGGATGAGCGGGTTCGGGTTCTGGTTCAAGTTCAGAATGCGCTTCTCAACATCGGCATAATCGGCATACTCACCCGCCTCTGCCACGTTGACAATCTTAGACTTCCAATACGACTTGCCCCAGATGTAATTCTGGACGCATCGTTTCAGTTGCCCAGCAGTCGGGGCAGTGCCGCAAAAGCCTGTTGGGTTCGTGCCTTCACCGCCCGTAACGCCCGTCATGATACCGATCTTCTCATTAGCGATCAGCGACGGACGTACGCCCAAGATGGAAGCGAGTGAGCGCGGGCGCATGAAACTGCTAAACATATCCGGGCGAATGCCGGGATAACTGAACACACCATAGTCACCGCTGCCATCGGCATACGGGCCGTAGGGTGGGTTATTGGTTGCCACAGTTCCAGAGGCGGCATGTTTCTGTACCTCTAAAATCTGGCGGGTAATGACCTCAGTCAGGTCGGTTAGTTCTTTGGCGGTAAACGTCTTATCGCCGTTGCTCAGTGGAGCGGCCATTATTGTGCATTTCCTTTCACAGCTACACCCATACCCGTCCAGAAGTTTGTCTTTGGATCATCGACAGGGATTACATTTTCAAGTCCATCAGTTTCTTTGCGAACAGTACTCACGTCCTGCGAAGCGCGGCGCGGCGGCATGTTGACCACCGTGCGCAGTGCGTCCAATTCCTTTTGCCAGGCGGCGGTCTGCGATTCAAACTTGTCATCGAGCGCCTTGAGTGCCGCATCTTTGGCAGCTAGTGCTTTGGCCTGCAAGGTCACAATACTGACCAGTTCATTCATGCCCGTTGCCAAGTCGCCATAGACAGCGCTGAGAGCCTTGCGACTTTCATCGTCGCCGCCTTCTTCTTCGTCACTGCCTTCGTCCGGTGTGACCTGTGCATAATCCTTGTATGCAATCCGCATATCTTCCAGCGCTTTGCCGCGCTGCTCGTCTGCCGCCACAATTTCAGCCGCCTTAGCTTTGCCTACCACGGCCTCCAGGTAGCGGAGTTTTTCTTCGCTCATTGTCTTTTGCATTGTCATTAACTCCTCAAATGATGTATAGGGATTAGCCGCCGCGTAGGGTGGCAGGGTTGTAATCTCAAGGGTGTTGTAATCTTCATAGTGCTTGCCGTCATACGCCCATTCTGGCGCTGTGAAACCGTGTGACATTTTCAGCTTGCCTGCATTCTTGCGATAGTAGGCAATCGCTTTTTCAGCCTGAGGCGTGTCATCGAAGTGACCGAGCGCATGTACAAAGTGGTCATTGCGCCACACGACATCGGCCTGCCCGTGTTCAGTGCCGGGCGTGTGCCAGGCCATCAATACGGGCATGGGTACAAGTCCCATGTCCAAGCGGGCGATATAATTATCGTGCGCTTTTTCAGTGAGGATTTCGCCCTCTAAATCTTCGAAGTTGTTTGTGAATATCGCGTGCCAGTGCCACTGTCCATCAGTGCCCTTGAACACGGTAAATGCATCATCACGGGGTTTTGCTTTGGGGATTAAATCGCGGAGGCGTTGAGCAAAGGTGCGTGGCTTGCGTGCCATCTCAACATAACCGGCTGACTCGCTTATGGTTTCCGCCATATCCTCAATAGCTTCTACCAATGTTTCAGTGGTATCAGCAGGGGGAGGAGGTGATTCTTCCCAGCGGTCACAGTAGCCCGTAGCCAGAATAGGCTCTGGGGCGCAATCAACGATATGGCAGTCATCATAAGCAGGTAAATAGAATCGGCAATTGGCACAAGCCTTGCCGGGCGTGGCGGATAACGGGACATAGTTCACTTCGGATTGTGACAGGTAGCCTGCGAATGCTTTGTCGGTGGTAGCTTGTGCTGTCAAGGTTTTGCCTCGTAAACGCAAAAAGCGCATAAGTGCTATGCGCTGCCCTGACCAGCTACCTATCCTGACGATAGGGGGTTGTTTCTATTATGGCGGAATTAAGGTGCTATTGTCAAATTGCCTATACCCAATTCCCTTTAGACTTGCCTGTTGTCTTTTCAAGATAGTGAGCACAGTTCGGTTCCCATGTGCCACATTCGAAGTTGTCATGATCCTTGCCGGGTATCAGTTCCTTCTTCATCCAATCCTTCATGCGGTGCACCTGTCCCTTGAGTTTCTTGCAGGTATTGCAGTTCTCTACCCCATCATCGCCCACGAACTCGTACATGCCATTTTTATCCGCACTGGCAATACCATCATAATAGAATTGGTTCAGTGTGCTAATCCACAAGGCCGCTCGCGCTTCTGGCGTGCCTTTCAATCCCTCCTCTGAATAAATCTCGTTTACCAAGTCGGATACGAACTGGCTATCGGCTACGTTGTCATCAGCGATTACAAGCAAGTCATCTTCTGATAACTCATCAGGGTCAACGCCGCCGTCCTCTAATCCGTCCTGATACGCCCGCTTGCCAAAGCGCACGATTGCGCCACGGATACGTGAGGCAGTACCGGCCTTAGTGGTCACTCTTCCCACGCCGTCCTCAATAGCGGCCTGTACATCCGATACAAAAGCCGCCCCGGTTGCGTCAATGTCCTTAAGCACTACTGGCAATTCAACCGCTTTATACTCAGGCACAGGCCCCGCGCCATTGCCCGTTGGCATGGTTTCACCTGATACTACCGCGTCAAAGCTGGCAACACCACGCCCGAAATGTGCCTGCCACAAATCGCGTACTTTGTCGCGTGGTACGGGGAAGTTCTCAACTAAGTACATGCCTTCATACACCGGGTCAGGTGTGAGGCCAAGTGCCGATTGCGCTTGTGCCATTGTGAGCAACCCGGCCTTCAATTGTTCCTGAACTTCCTTGAACTTATTATCGACTGCCGTTGCAACGGGTTTAATCAAAGCGGCGGCTGGTGCGGGTTTCTTGACTGTCATAGCAGTTGGTTTAGGCTTAGGCAGTGCCAGTGCTGATTGTGGCGCATCTTGTACCATTGTTTCATTCTGCGAGTTAGCCGTCACATCGCCTTCATTCGCATCTAGTGGCGTGTCCATTTCAACCGCATCACCGGCCACCATGATTTGCGCGTCCTCTTTAGGATCAGCGTCGTACAGGCGAATCTGCCCCTGCTCATCCATGAGCACGTCGGCAAAGGCAGGCACTTGATTAGCGACTAGCTGGCGCTTCTCATCATTAGTCATATATGTGGCACTGTCGGCAAGGTTGCTCCATGCCGCCGCAGTATCGGCAATCTGCTTATCGGCTTCCGAGTTAGGCGCTTTGTACTTCCATTCGAGTGACCTCGGGAGCACCTGATTCCACTCACGTTCCAACCGCGTGAGCAAGTAACCAGCGCCTTTATTAGAAGTCTTTTGAGCCAGTATCTTCGACTGCATCCCACTGCCCATTGCTGAGGATTGCAGCGGCCATATGTCCTGCGGATCAAGCTGCAAAGTCAGTGCCAACAGGTTTACATGAATCTCCATGTACTCTTTGTAGTTAAACCCCTCTGGCACGGTGGACAGGGGTACAAACGTTACGGAGGCGGGCTGGCTAGGGTCTTTGGATGAGAGCGATAATGGAGCGCGGTAGATGTTCTGACCATCCCGCACCCGCTCATACTCGAACTGCCGCATAGCCGTTTCAACTTCATCGGCTTTGACGTTGTTGAAGATGACAATGCCAGGGGGCGGCAAGTCGTTAAGCAGTTCGTTCTGGTGACGGCCTAGCATGATCTGGGCATTGGATACCGTGAGCGCGTCATAGAGGGCGCTCTTGCCTATGCCGTACATGAGCGTGTTAGGAGAGGGTGAATCCGCCAAGTGAATGACGCGCGTATAGTGCATCTTATGCAGGCCGCCGTCCCATTCGCTTTGGTACAGGTAAGGCCATTCGCGATTGCCCGTTTGAATGATCCTGAGCGCGTCTAAGTGGTTTAGTCCTAAGATGCGAGCGCCGTCTTTAATAGGTGTATCAGGTTCACCGTAGGATACCTTTTCAATAAACCCACCTCGGTTCAAGGTGAGGTAATCAGTCAGGAACTTGAACATCAGGAAGTCGTACCCTTCACCGAAGTCCGTTTCAAAGAATAGTTCCTGCCATTGCCGGGTGAGGTTGCGCCCGCCTGATATTTCGTAAGGCGTGCCGAGTACCTTTTCAATCCATATCTTGCACGCCCCGCCCCACAGTGCATTGTGCTGTGTATAGTGCAGCACCCGCAGCGCCACGTCGCATTCTGTCGTACCCCAAGCGGGCAGCGTGTTGGCAGCGCTAGGCCAGAGGAAGCCCAAGCTGTCGCCTATGAACCCGCCCCATGAGTTAGGGCTGAATTGGCGAACGCTGTAATCCTGATTAGTAACGATTGCTTGATCTGTATCTGCCATGATTTCAGTCTCTTACAAATTGTAGTAAAGTGCCCGGTTGCAGGCCATGCTCAGAGCCACCGCTGCATCTAAGGGCGACGGCATTTCCACCCTTTATGAGTGCGGCCTGTTTTCATAACTCTCGACATCATACCTTGATCTAATCCATTCTCTCTGCAAAAACGCGCAAGACCTTTAATGAGCACTTCATTCCCATCCGGAGAAGTAACAATAAAATCTTGCGAACGAGTTTCGGTATACTTTTGCAAAGACTCAGGTGTGCGCTTTTTACCACGCATCGCATTCCCAAACCTATGCCGCAATTCCGCTGATGGATTAGCGTGGATTATCCGTAACTTAGAGCGTGTTTCCTCTGTTGCCTTTTTACCTTTACGAGTCCTACGCATAAGCTCTATTTGCGCTTCAGATAACTTTCGGCCTCTTTGACCTTCAGATATTTTACGCCTTGATTCATCAGTATGTCTAATCCCCGTATGCGCCGCAGACATTCTTGCTAATGTTTCAGAGGAATGTTTCAACCCCTTCATTGGCGCGGCTGTACTTTGACATATGTTATATGTGAGCTTGTTTCCAATAGTATCAATCCAAAATTGCTCACGTCCTAATAACATATCAATCTCGCACCGTTCCAATATCTTAAACTCAAACGTCTTTTCACCATATTTATTCCATGAGTTCTGAAGATACTTATTGTGGTGCTTTCCCTTTATTAGATCATTGCGATGTTCATTAATCCGTTTACGGATGTTTTGACTTGAACCAATATAGACCTTATTAGTTTTCTTATTCCTGATGACGTAGATACCTGATACAATTATCACAGTGACCACTCCTATTGGTTGCTCACTCACCCGGCTATTTCGAGTAGCGCGGGTGAGCCTTTTTACATCATAGATTATAATACATGGCTCTATTAACTGCCATTGATAAACTTACACATGCATCTATTTTTTGACTCTGTACCCGCTTAATCAGGCGCAACTTATCCTCTTCGGGTTTCCTGTCGGCATTGATAACGTGCTGCCTCAGTTCAGGGAAGGTGCTGTCGTGCTCAATGCGTCTATCGCGTATCAGATCAAAAAGCATCTTATCAGCCACTAAGCGCGGACTGCCTTGCAGGAACGGATTCCAGAACACATTACCGCTTAAGCGCTGGCTCATGCTGGCCATCTGGTACGGATCAAATGCCACCTCAGCTACATTGTACACCGAAAACAATCTAATTAATTCGGTTTCGATTTCAGCGAAGTTAATTTGACCATCTTTAGGCGGCGTCCATATGCGGCAGTAACGCACCTGCGGCTTGCCCTCCCTGCTCATGGATACTGCCACTACCGCAAAGCAATCATTCTCCACCGCCGCATCAATGCCGATTACCACGCTCTTGCGCCCTAGCTCACCCATGCTGTCCACCTTGCAACCATCCCACCACTCAGGCGGAATGAACGCCTCAGTGCTGGCACTCCATTGGTTGCGGTGCAGGCGTGCGAACTCGGACGGCGTGAGCGTGGCGGCCTCCTGTGCATAGTAGTCGGGGTTGTCTAGCTGCCAGCTCATGACAGGCCGCGTGCACCAGTAACCGATACTTGCGCCATTGGTGTAGAGTTCTGGCACGCTGGCATGAGGAGCGCCACCTTTGATGATGCTCTCATAGAGCCGCTCTAATATCATCGACTGCCCACTAAAACCCGCATAGCTCTCCACGAACTTGAAACTCTTGCCGACGCGCGTGGGTGATAGCGCCGCCTCGCTCCATAGCATTTCAGGCCGCGTTCCCATAGCGCCCCAGGCTTCTGTCCAGAATAAGCCAGTCGGGTTCATACCCGCTTCACCACGTGGGTCAACGGGAATGCTTTCCAGCTTTGTACCATTGTCAAGGTACACGGTGAAACGCACAAGGCGGGCATGAGCCAGGAGGCGCGGGTTATGATTAATGGCGTAACGGATAGCTTCCATCATGCGATTGTCAGCCTGCTTCTGATCGTTTCCGATGATGTAGACTTGCCCGTCTGGAACTTGTAAGGCTTGCCACAAGGCCACTCCCGCCGCTAAGGTGGTCTTACCTGATTTCTTTGGGGCGCTGTAGAGCCACAGCGAATAATCAAAGTTGCCATTCGCATCCCGACTGGACATAGCCCTGAGTACCGCTTCTTGCTCAGGGTGCAGTACCAGCGGCTTGCCCGTTTCAGGTATCACCATTTCGCGTTGAATGAACTCTACTACGTCGGGGCCGTCATAAGGCCGGGGTGAGTAACGAGTGACGAGGCGTTTAGCTTTCTCCGCTTGTAGCGCCTGATATGACGACTGAGGCAATAATGTCTGTAGCAAGCTCATAACCGATTTCAGCTTCCAGTTGGGCAGGTGTCACCCTACCCTCTTTCAACAGTTGAATGATGTCCGTACGCCAGTCCTCATTGCGTACCCTGTCCACTAACAGCGCGTGGAACTTGGCAAGAGTTTTAAGTGCATCAAGCCTATCATACATTTCAATCTCATCTTCAACTATTTCTCTCTCATCACCGCCTTTTTCAGTGATGGTAGTAACTTTAGTTTTAAATGCTTTTATGATATGTGACTTGCCCCGCCGCTTAGCTTCCAGTGGATCAATGCCCCCTAAAGAATTGAGAGCGTCCGTAATATCGCCTCGCGCAATGTCGGTTAAATGGATTAGCACTTCGTTTGCAGACATTGCGTATTGATTTAGTCGCGCGTCTACATGACGGAGGATATTAACGTTTCTTAACAGCCTACTCGCCGCCGCTGCCAATGCAGCATCATCCCCGCCATACCCTGCTAAACGCGCCGCCTCAGTACCATTCATGCACACGATGTAATGATCCACGAATAGCTGCTGTTTAATCGTCAAGCCATTGTGATTAATGGTATCAGTCGGAGGCGCAACTTTCCGTTTGCGCGGTTGCCCTTGCGGTTTACGTTTTGCCATTTAATCGCTCAACAGTATCCACACCTGCGCCGTCTGCCCTGCTACGCCCTGCGCCACGGTGACATTGACCCCATGCACGCCCTGGTACACGTAGTTACTCTGCGCCACGTTAGCCGAGTTTACGGGTAGCGCCTGAGGCCCCACCGCTGAATAAGGCAGCGTGACGTTGGTAAGGGTGAGCAATGGCGGAAACAGCGCAATGCCGTTGGGTGGCACGTCGCTAATGATGATGTCGCTCGTTCCAGAGGTGAGGCCGGGCTGAATCGGTATTGCCACCTTCAGGAGTAGCTGCGTATGACTGCCGTCGTTCAATCCGATGTTCACATTGCCCGCTCCAGCAGCGTCAAGCGGGATACTGGCTAAATTCCATCCCATTGTGTTTAGTCCTCATGAGTTAGTTGTTCTGATTATAGCACTGGTTTAATCAGATAGTTCGTACATGCCGCAAAAATGATGACTGCCTAAGCGTGTGCCATCCGGCGCGGTGGAAGTCTCATAGTCAAACCAGACCAGCTCGAACTCGCGTCCGGTTTCCTTGCTAGTATAGCGCCATACCTTGCGTCCATCCTCAGTGCGATTTTTTGCCCGTTTCATGTCGTCAGGCAGTCCGATCCAATTGTTACTGGCGTAATCAAAAGGCACGATGACAGCGCCCTTATCGGCATAGACTGCGTCAATGAGTGTGCAGTCGTAATTCACGGTATCAACGCCGCATTAATCATAACGTGATTATTGCCTACCGGGTCACTGTCGCTCGTCAGTGCAGATTGCATAACCGCGCCACCAATTCCAAAGTGGCTTAAACTGATAGTGTTGTGAGTAGCATTGTGCAATTTGAGAGCGTGAGGTTGCCAGCTATGTACCTTATCATCAAACCGTTCGTAACATGCCGCGTTTACCAAACAATATGCAGATTCCCACAGCGTAACCCCTGCCGCTTCCCCAGCTCCGGCGCGGCTATTACTGTCAGCTACGCCCTGCACTACAATACCTTTTGAATTGTCGATTACAAAACCGCTGCCTTTGTTATCTTGTGCCTCGCAGGCAGCTAACACCACGCCATTCGTACCGCGTATCCAAAACCCGTAACCCTCGTAATTGTAAGGAACGCGACCAGAATAGAACGATTTACAGCCAGATATCCGAACACTGCTATTAACGATATTAAACCCCGCATAGCCGCTGTGACCACTGATACACGCCACTAAATCAGTATCGAAAGACGGTTGAAAACCGTAACGATCAGCACGGTAAACAACCACACCAATTAACTTTGTTCCAGAGCGCCCTTCGTCATGATAGCCATCGGTTTTAACATCTTTGATATACAGACTTTCAAAGGTGTGCAACATGTCAAAATCATCATCTAGCGGAGACTGCGTATAACGCGGGTTAGTTGTAACCTCAATTCCATGTGACACGCCCAGTTGCGCGGTTTTGTTTCCGTCAATGCACAGATTACGAACTGCACAAAATCCCGCGTTGCCTTTGGTTATGCCGTCAGCGGAGGGTAATACTTTTATCACAGACCGATTCGCGCCTGCATTCAAGCGCAAAACTGTATTGCGCCCTTCACCTTCCAGATGCACACCAAAAGGCAAGTCAAGCCCATTTACATGATAAAAACCCGCCTCTAAATGAACCCGACCACCACCACGCTCTGCTACATCGTCAATCCATGATTGAATTGTCATCAATTAACGCCTTTATGATGAAACTCGAAACGCATCAATCTGATTGCCCCCAACACTCCACACACCCGCGAAGGTGCTGCCTGCCAAGTTCAGGTCAGCATCGGCTACCACCTGCGCCGCCCCAACATTGATATTGTTATATTTCAGTTGGATACTTGTACCACTGACCACCGCTTCAAACCATGCCCCATTAACCAAAGTCACCACCTGCACACTTAAGACAACTGAAGTGGTGGTCGTAAGTTTTTTCATCATGTAAACTAACCCCGATAATGGCGAGCGTGGCTGGCGTTGAATCCAACAGTAAACACAATTAGCTGGGTCACTGGCACTCCCTGCCCTTAACACAATGCCGATAGGTGAATGATCTATGAATGTTCCAGGCTTTACCCCAAACGTGCCATTGATAATTCCCCAATCGGCCAGCAAATACATTGAACTGCGGGTTATTGGTTTTAGACTTATGTCATCCGCAAGGGTGGTATTGTTAGCACTGCCCCCAACTCGCTCAATAAATCGAAAGGTAGGCACGTTGGTATTAGGGCTATAGTAAGCAACTTTCAACTGTGCATAGGCCGCGCTAATAATTTCAGCAAGTGGACTATTAGAATTATCTGGCAATTGCCCTGTTTGCGCTATTCGCATTACTGTGCCATCGTCCGCTCCGGCTGTACGCCAAAACCAACCACTCACCTGATACCAGGTATCTGCAATGGCGGCACTGGCCGCCATTGCCAAAAAGTCGCCAATATCGCCAGTAATGTACTGCTGCGCGGATGTACCGCTATGCACAACAGCACTGGCGGACGGTGTAGCATCGGCATCGGCATCGGTTTCGGTCACATTAGGGGCACGCCCTAGCGAAAAACTAAATAAATCTTCTAAGCCTGGGTTAGGCAGCTTTTCAGCACCTAAAGTCGGAGCATTGTAGAGATGTCCACCGCTTAGAAAGTAAGTACCGCCTGTGAAAAGGCCGGGAATGGAGGGAGCGGTTGTAAAGTCGATAGAGTAAGGCAGCAATCCCCCGCCCAATTCCATCAGTAACACTTGTTTAACTCGCATCCCGCGCCTCGCCTTCACTAAACTCGTAACCTGAGTATAGCGCATTTTGCAACCGCGCGTCTAGTTACCCACTGAAGCGGCGGGTATAGCCCTGCCCTACCAGTTCTCCGCGCAACTGTTCACGCCGCGCTTCCATGTCATCTGTCATCGGCAGTGACACGTAACCAAAGTTCTCTGCTAGTTCCAGCTTTGCATGTTGCCAATGATAACTAATCCACGCCTGAATAAGCTTCGGTGTGATAGGCGTATCGGAGTAAGTGAAGGCTACAAAGGCGTCTTCAATAGCTTTGTAAGGTGCATCACTTTTGTACATCACTAAAGCCGTTTCACGGGTTAAGGGATAACCCGTGATGGAGTCGACTGGCTGATAGTCACCACTGAAACACGCATCAATCCAGCCGGCTACGCCCTGCTGAATAACTGCCCGTAAATGTTCCCTTAGATTAATCATAACAACCAATGCCTCCCTTGAACTTAACCTGGATCATTACGCCTTCTTTTTCGCCCGCCTCACGATGCTTCAAACAGCGCAGTACAATCTGCCCGGCGGGGAAGTCGGAATTTTCAGCCTTCACACCCTTTTTAACCAAATTGCCATGATTATAAAGCGCCAGCACCACGTCGGCATTCTCTTCAATCCGCCCACTGCCCTTACCATCGTGCAATGTTGGAATGCGGTTATCTCTGCCCTCCAGAGACCGCCCCACCTGTGACGTGGACAGCACCGCTAATCCCATGCGTGCCAATTCCTGAGCGCAGTCTGATGCTTCACTCACCGTGTCAAATATGCTGGATTTTCCCTCCGCTTTCACGTTGGATAAGCTGTCCAATATGATCCACTGGCAACCTTTCTCTGCAATCGCTTTTTTGGCCGTTTCGATGATATGACTCACGGTAGGGTTCTGGCATTCAATGACCTCGCACTGCTGCTGCCTGAGTAAGGCATTGGTGCTATAAACGCGGGCGGACTCGTTAGGCTCTAATATACCCTTTCGCATCTTGTCTTTGGATATGCCCACGCGATAGGCCACAATCTGATTCCACCATTTGAGCGCTCGTGACTCAGTTGGGATAACCAGACCCGGCGCTTGATTAACCAGGTTGGAAGCAATGCTGGCGACGCAGGTAGACTTACCCATACCCGTCTCAGCCAGCACCACATACATCATCCCCCTGTCTATCCCTTCAATTAAATCATCCAATTTGGTCATGCCTGTGCTAAACCCTTGCACCGTGCCAGCATGGGACAGATTGCCTTTTATCCACGTCTCATACTCGACTGACACCTGCTCAAATGTGACCACCTCTCCAGCGGGCGGCCTTAAGCGGTGTATTTCATCCTGCAAGCGGTTCAGGGTATCTTCCAGATTACCCGCCTCCCCCTTGCGCAGGTTTACCAGTTCTTTACCCACCTTAACTAGATCTCCCACATTCACGGGTTTTGGCGGTGGCAGTCGGGTGATAGGTGTTAGAGCATTAAAGTCGGTAAGGCTGGATTCCCCATGCAATTTGCAAAAGTCGGCCAAGTCGCCTTTGTCCGTGAGCATCAAGTCAACAATGCTGTATTGCACGCCCGCACCCGTGAAGGCCGTGACAAACTTCTCAGTCCCTTTCCGCCCCGCCTCATCACAGTCCAGTGCAATCCGAACACTGCCTTTCCATTGCTTTTTGAGTTCAGCCATTAGTTCGGGCGTTACTTTGTGGTTCTCTCCCCCTGGCATACAAAAAGCAGGCAAGCCGAAATGCTGCGCTACAATCGTTGAGGGTTCGCCATTGCACAAAATCAGGGGCAGCTTGCCCGCCAGTTTGATAGCCCGTGCCAGTCCATACCAGCACACCTCAAAACCTTTGATGCTCTTGAAGGCTGGCGATTGTCCATCAATAAACCGGTAGCGCTCGCCGCCCGCTGTTGGAAACTTAAAGCAGGGGCGATTGTCGAAATAAGTATGTACCTCCCATCCCGCCTCAATAAACACTTGTTCAGGCACGCCCTTCAATTCTGCATATTCCGCTAGAGTTGAATAGGCGCGTTTTGAGTTCTCTACTTTTTCGCGTTTAGGTGTTTCAATGCCAAGCCGTTCCGCCAACTCGTATAGACTACCCGCCTCCCCCGTCACATGGTCTAACCAGGTTCCGTATTCCCCGCTGTCAATCTTGAGGGTGAACCCGTGTGAGTTCGAGTTAGGCCGCAGGGGTGAGTTCAGTTGATACTCATTTCCCCTACCCTTCAAGTCATATTGTTCCAATGCCTTAAGTACCCGGTCAGCAGTAGTCATCTCCATATCTCCGTAATGCCTATAGCTCTTAGCTCAGGCGATATATCATCACCGGTCAGTATTCCAGTTTTGACGACGGGCGGGGGTTGCGACGGGGGGTCATCAGCATAGTGCAGCTCTTCACCATTCATGTGCGTTATGCCATACAGTTCAATTGGTCGTTTGCGCAGGTGGCGCGGTAAGTCGGGCGCTTCAGGTTGGTCTAATCGAGTTGCCCGGTATTCGCTAAGATGGGTTGAAAGTGCGCGAGGGCTGAATGTTTTGAATTTCGCCTTACACCATGCATAGAGTGAACTGACACGATCCGCCTCAAATCCAACTGTGCAAAGTTCTTTAGCAGTCGCTTGCACTATACCCCACTCGCCTTTAGTCATTGTGTCTACATGCCATCCGAACGCTGCTACGATTGCATTTTTCATGATTGTCATTTGAGGTGCAGGTATGGAATTGGATTTAGACCCCTTTTCGCGTTTACGCGCAATAGTCTCTGTTGTAGTCTCTGTTGTAGTCTCTGTTGAGGATCGTTCAGTTTCTTCACTATCGATAGTTAAGTTTCTTGACTTTCGTTCGTCAAGCTTCTTCACTATCCATAATTCAAATTCTGACTTTCGGAGGCGGTAATGAACAGTAGGTGCACCATTGAATTTACGCACCATCGTCTCTACGCCAGCCTCACCTAACCGCTTTGTCGCCGCCATAACCTGATATTTGGATAGTGTGATTTCATCTGTCCACTCAGAATACGACTTTGCAAACCATCCATCATCCATTTTAGTGCGGTCAGTCCAGTAAATGATCTGACTGAGAAGTAGTGCATCTTCAATATTTCCTGTTACATCAATGTAGGGACGGGGAATTGTAAGTACATTCTCTTGCCCTGAAAACGAGGCCAATAAATCAGCTACCCATAACCGTGTGGTGTTCATTTTCGTTTCAGGCCACCATAGGTTATTGCAAAACGCCCTCTTCGGTTGACTACCATGAAAATACTACCAATTGAGACATTAAACTCTTTTGCAATTTGCTTATAGGTTTTATTGCAATAGGCGTAGTCGTATCGGATAGCTTCTATCTGTTCTGGAGTTAATACGGCGCTGTAATGCTTGTCACCTTTAATAATATTCCCCCTACCTTTTGCCCACATATCATTGACGTTGTCTTGATGAGTGCCAAGGAATAGATGCTTCGGGTTACAACAAGCAGGGTTATCACATGAGTGGCAGACAAACATACCTTCGGGGATTATGTAATTAGGGTATGACCATGCCACTCGGTGCGCTCTTTCTTGACGACCACGTCGCCCTACATTCCCATAACCACTACTACTTTTCCCGCCCTTCCACAACCAACATTGATTATCATCAGCGGTAATAGCGACCTTAGACCAAAACAACTTATCTTGTTTTTCTTGATCGTATTTTCTGTTGTGCCCGAAAATATATCTATTGGGCTTTCCCTTTGTTATTCCTTTTGATAAGTGTGTCTCTGAGGCTAGTTTTGTTTTCTGACCGCAACCACACTGACAATATCCGTATGGAATTTGTGTCATGTTATTTACTCACTCTCTTTAGATCACCGTACACGAGTCTGTACTTCATAACATGGCTACAACAGTTTTCAACAGCACTAGGCCAGCCCCGGCAATCGCAAATGACTCTGCCATCTACGATCATTACCGTATGCTCACCACTGCCTCCCCAAACTGAGAATGAGGTTTCAGTTTGCTGCATAATGGAAAGGTAGGCCGCCTTCACAAACATCTTATTCATTTGCCCAATGCGACGTCGCTTGTCGCGAGGTAAGTCTTTGAGCTTTACGCCCTTCGGAGTATCAAACAACTGCATGGTGTTGTCCTTTCATGACAAAATAAAAAACGTGCCTTTGGAGTAGTTACTTGTGGTCGCATTCCCTAGACCCAGGACGACACAAGTACACACTTCAAAAACACGTTTTCATGGGTCTAATTTAGGCCGCGACAGCCTCTGCGTCTGACAAATGAATTATACCTTGTTATCGATGTTTCGCCAAACTGTACCGCCTTTCCATGTGTTCTAGGAATAGAATAAATTATGAATTTTCCGTTAGTTTTCCTCGTACCGTTTACGTGGCTGGGGGCTTGCCAGCGTCAGAGTGCGAGCGCCCTTTTGCCCACGTACCAAAAACCCCTCCGAAACCAACTGCTTAACCCATACCGATACATTGCCCGCATCTTCGCGCTTGCCAGTCACGGCCTCCGCAATTTCCCACAAGGCCGGGCTGTAACCATGCTTGCCATGGTAGGATCTAACGAAGTCCAGAATAGCTTGCTTGCGCTGGTTGCCTACAGGTTTGTAACGGCGCTGGCTCAAAATACTGTCCATTGGTTCACTCCCTTCATAAATGTTGCTCTAATCATAAAAGATGTTATATGCAAAGTCAATTGGTTGCGGTGTGTTCGATTTCGTGTTACAGTTTAGGGGCATAAGGTTGCTCCCCCTCTGCCGCAATCGCCCCAACATTATTAGACTGGGGCGGTTGTGATTCTAGGCTACTTCACTTTCAATGTAACCGGTTGCCCCTTGAACAGTGCGCTGGTATCATGCGGCCCCAGGTCGATAATCACCTGCGTGCCATTATCCGCCACCACGTAACCAGTCAGGCCGGCCGCCCCGCTCTTTTTGCCCATTAAGCGGTTCAATAACATACCAAACTTCCATACAGGCCAGTCCTTAACGCTGGCCTTTTCCAGCGCCCATAGCGATTTATCTATATCGCCTAGCTTCATGGCCTCCCTGAAATGCGAGTAGCCACAGTTAGGAAAGGATACACGTGTATCCTTTTGGTAATACGTGCTCATGACCTTTCGCTGCTTCAGTGTAGAGGTGTTCACAGCAATCGCCGCTGCAAACTTGGTGATGGTATTATCCCCGTAGTGCTTTTGTATCCGTATCGCCAAGTCGCCCTGTCGCCAGCGGCGGACGGTCATATCTTCCTCATCATTCACGCCAATAGATACCATCGCTTCCCATGTGTCTATGCCCTGTGCATAAGCCTCATCAATTGCCTGAATAGGGTCAGTAATAACGCGCGCTTTGGTAGTCATCAGAACTGCCAGCCCCCGCAGTTGCTACACTTAATGTCAGGAGTTTCAAATGTCGGATTGCTACAATGGCACACATTACTAACTAACCCTGCCACCCGCCTCCCGCCTAACAACGTAATCACCTGTTCAATGCAGGCTTGCGGGTCAGCTTCCAACATCTGCGGCGTGAAGCGCAAGAGCTTCCAGCCTAGCAATACTGCCCGATTATATTTCTCGCAGTCCTCAGTGAACCCGGCTCCGCGTGTATGCCGCCCTCCTGAAAATGCCCCGCCCTCCACTTCAACAGCCACTTTGGAAGGCCATGCAAAATCAAATTTCCAGTTGCGAGTAGGATGGAATTTGAACTCTCGTTCATAGGGCATACTCTCATCACCAAACAAATTCCAGTAAAAAATAAACGTGCGCTCGCCACTGCTAGGTTCTTTTAGTTTCTTCACTTTCACTGCCATTTTGCACCTCATTTATTATTTTCATGCTTTACAATTCATAAGTTTTATTATAGGATAAGTGCAGCAATTTAGCAACTATGAAAGGGAGCAACATGGAAACAATCACGACAATCACGACAATTGAGCAGTTATTGGCAGCGTACAAAGATGGCACGTTGAAAGATAAGTTAGTTCAGATAATCGCCGCGACCCTGAGTGGCGCGAACTTGAGTGGCGCGAACTTGAGTGGCGCGACCCTGTTAAACACACGCGCCATATACTCTGCTTTTACACTCCACATGTCCAGCCGAACCGATAGTCTCACGGGTTACATCACCCTCATCAACGGGGAAATTGTTTTGATGCTCGAAGCGGGTTGCTGGTCTGGCACACCGGAAGAATTTCGCCAGCGCATTGCCGATAAAAAATCAGAAGCGGAGGGCGTGCAATATCTCGCCGCCACTGCATTCATTGAAACGTGTTTTAATGACGACATGGCGGCGGGGCGTTGGGAGTATTTGAAAACGTGGGACGAAGATCATAAGAAAGTTGAGGGGCAATCATGACCACTACCTTGCAAGTTTCAGAAATCAGTATCAATGGTTATGTGCTATCAGTCACAACCCGCGACGGTGGCGACGATCTGAAGGTTCTGGAAGAATTGACCTTTCGTACAATTGCCGCATGGCTGTACATCGTCAAGTTACTTTTGTCGCAACACTACACGTTGGACATTGGCAGCGTGGAAGGACGCTATTGCGAAGAGCATAAAATAGAACTGCCCGAAAAGTGGGGCGACTCCCGTGTAACTGTGTGGGATACCTTTCGAGGCAGCAACCGCATCAACTTCCACCTCAATAGCGACGATATTCCGCAGGTGGCAATTGACACATGGCTGGCGCAGCGCAATGCACTTGCCCGCGCAATGGAGGAGTATGGCACTGGCGAATCCGCGCCACAAAGCCCGCCAGCTCCCCGAAACCCGTTCAAGCCTACAGAAACGCCTAAACCACCCGCCGTTCCGCAAGACAGCGTACTGGTGGCAACCCTAGCCCCTACTCCCAACAAACCGCAGTATGCCGATGGGCAATTGGTGCAATTCACAGTCAATAAGATTGTGGCGAGTACCGGACAAGGAACGATAACCTATGCCTTGTGGGGTGCATTAGGTGTAAAGTACTCACTCATGACAATCTTCAAAAACAAAAAAGGCAGTGATGAGAACAGCGCCAATTACATTGCGGCTAAGGATACGCTTGTGGCGTTGGGGCTATCAGTTGATGAGGGCAGGATTGAAGCGGCTGGTAAATGGCAACTGATAGTAAAGGCCAGTCACAAAGATGGCAAAGAGTACACCAACGTGGTTTCACTGGTAGCAGTCTAATCGTCCAGGATGATAGGGGCGCAATACCAGCGCCCCGGAAAGGTTCATAGCATGATAACAAAAAACGAAATCAAAGTTACAGGTTCTACATATTCTTTAAGCCTATCTAAGTTGGTAGGCAAGCAAATAGCAGATGTGACATTCTATGTGTCTCATTTTGACGAAGATACGCCAGTAATCAGACTGTGCCAGATTGTTTTTGATGATGGCAGTGAAATGGACATTGAAGGTGAGCACGACATGCCATACGCCACAACATATACAAAATGGCCTATGCCAAACACGGACGATGAAACACTCGAAGAATTGGCTAAAGAGGAGTAACAGCATGGCATGGTTCAACGCAACGCCTTTAGAGCTGTCCATCGTTGAGCAGATTGAAACGGCCTTCAGTGACGAAACAATCGACGATGCTTACCGCGCCGGATTGATGATCCAATTATGGTACGAACTGGAACGGGCGCATGGTAGCAGGGTGCTGAGTCTGGTATCGCCAGAGGGCGCAATCATTGAGCGTCCAGTTTTTCTAGGAAGCAAATAAGCAAAACAGGGAGCAAGGAATATGAGCACAACGCAATCGGAAGCGTTTTATAAAGTAAACGCATTACTGGAAGAGCAACGGGACGCAGCGTATGAGGTGGCGCGCAACGCAATCGCAGGCCCCAGACCAACGCAAGGAACGCAGCCAACGCTAGATGATTATCGCAAACGCAACACGGGAAAGTATTCGCCGCGCATGTTAATTGCGATTGATATTCTAGTTGCGTTCCTGATGGTAGTTGCGTTTTTTATGAGCGCAATACGCATTCACGCAACTGCGTTGACCGGGGCGCAATCGCTATTCGCAAATGACATTGCATCGCAATACTGGACTGCGTTATTTGTGGTGCTTTTGGCAGAGACCTGTCAAATCGTTTTCAGCGTTGCGTTTGCAACCACCGATAGCGTTTTGCAAAAGATTGCATACGCAGTCGGCGCTGCGTTTGGAACGCTGATTGCGTTGTACGGCAATGGCGCAAAAGCAGAGCAAGGCATATCGCAAGAGCTTGCGTTGCTGGTTACGTATGTTCCTCCGGTGCTAACGCTCATCGCAGCGCAAGTTTTAAAGTCGCATATGCTGCACGCAATCGAAGAACGCAGACAGTCAAACGCACTGTACGCAACTGCGTTAGATGAGTGGAAACGCAATTTCGAGATTGCGTCTGCGGAGTGGACAACGCAATACTCAAACGCAACTGAACACGCAGAATGGACAATGCAACTGGCAAACGCACTACGCAATGCGTTGCGACTGGCAAACCGACAAAGCAAGGCGCAATTGCGTTTGCTCACCAACGCAGACTGGCACGCCCTAGTGCTGCGTGAACGCAATGCGTCTGAGTGGTGGAAGGTAGCTGAAACGCAAGTACAGCAGGAGGCAATGCGTTTTGAAGTGAAGCGTGCAACGCAGCGCAGCGGCGCAATGTCCACCGGATCGACTGGCGAAGTGAACGCAGCGGAAACAAAACGCAATGGCGATGCGTTTGTGAAAGTGTGTCCACACTGCCAGCAAGAATTTGAACGCGACACCGAGCGCAGCGCTACTAACGCATTGGTAGCGCACATGAAAAAGCATAAGAACGAACGCAAAACGCAACGCAATGCAGTTCTGGAAGCTGAACTATTCTTGAACGGGCATAGCGAACCAACCCCCTAATTAATGGGGCATCATCCTATCTCAATTGACATAATTTTCCTTATGGATTATACTAAGTATATAGTCAAGTGAAGCAAGGAAACAGGGAGCAATCATGAGCAAAGTAGAGAATCTAGTAACCTTCGCCCGGCTGATACTAGGTCGCAAGGCTATCGTCGAAGCCTTTGAATCCGCACAGGACTTCGTAGGATGCGAAGTGCTGAACCGGTTGAATATTCCAGTATCACCCGATTCAAAAGGCGTGTTTGCCCTCGCAGTCATCACAGACATCCGTTGGGACAGTTCGGTACTGCCCGTCAACTGGCAAAAGGGGCAACCGGAAGGTGACTGGATGATTGAAATTCGTTATATCGCTACCGGATGGAAGTACTGGACTGACCAAAGCGCACTCATCCTCACCGGAACCAAGTACGATGATGCTGGCGCGGCGGTTATCCAGGCCGCTCACAAAGCACAGATGCGCATGGAGGTGAGCCATGAGTAGCCTTCCTATGCGTCAAGGCACATCACACCACTTGCCACTTGTTACCACCGTGAAGATGACAGACGAAGAACGGGCGCAACTTCACATTGATGCAAAGAACTTGCAGCAGTACCTTTGCACCGCTACTCCCCGCAAGCAGTTCGGCAAAGAGGAATGTGATTTCATGCAGGCGGCGCTGGATATTTGCAGTCACAGTT